GCGACTAAACACAAGTTAAAAATTGGTGACAAAACAGAAGTAAATTCCTCCGGGCAAGCCCGGATTGTAACCTTCTGTTAATCAGAATCCAATTTCGGACTTGTGGTAAGATGCAAACACAGCATCCCGTATGGCCACCCCATACGGTAACTTCCACGCAACACACTAATTAGTGTGATACACGTGAAAGCTTTTCAAACATCAACATCTCATCTCCTAGGAGTATCTTGATTCAGTGTTTGAATTATTTTAAGTGTTTGAGATATAAAATCTCTAATAAATATGTGGAAAATTTTAAAAATTATCCAATGAAGTTTTTGGTGTGATGTATTGTGGTAAGATTCCTTTAAAACGAATCAAATCAAAATCATCACCTGCTGCACAATACAGGTAAAGAGGTGAGGTATAAAGTCCCATCTCTTCTACACCAACAGCAAAAAGAGGGTACTTGGATGTATTATCCGTGGTTGTGAATCTCTGATTGCTGTAATATGGGATTTGGACTTCCATAATGCTGTTCACGTTCGCATTGAAAACAGCTCGACCATTGGACGTATCCATCATGTTCTTCAAGAAGCCGTTCATCAAACCTGATACGGGTGTGATTGGAAAACCAGTACCCAAAGGTAATCCATTCTTCTGAGCTTCCGGGGAAACAGGATTCTCATTATAAGGTAAACCTACAGACACATTCCCAAGTGTTGCTGGACACAACACAGTCCATCGAACTGATCCACGCACACCCACAAATTGTGTGATTAAACGTGAAATCAGATTAGCATGTACAGCGTTGCCCTTTGCGGTTCCAGAAACTGCTTTATTCAAATTGGACACTCCATTAGGATCAAAACCATATTCCAAAGGGAACATGGAAGTGTAAAATGTGGACGAACCTGAGGAAGCAAGAAAACCTGCTGTTGTGCGAAGAGGTATGTTAACAAGCCCATTGTTTGCACCAACCACTAGCGAAGGCACAGGGCGAGCTATCAGATCTTGGAGATTAGTAAACTTTTCCCCCATGTACATATCTGACCCAATGATTTCACATTGTGCTACATAAGAAGATTGGTCTTCTGGTCCGCCACACATGCGAGCAAATTCAAAATTTTCACATGGTTCAAGGTAGACTAAAAATGTGACCGATGAAGTGGTCACAGGTGATGTCAAAGGTGTATAAACTGAAACAACAAGGGAACCATTCAACATGGTAGTACTCTGGGATGTGTAAAGAGTTGGAAATGCAGCTGAAAAACGATTCGATGCACCATATTCAACACCATTGTCTGTGCCAAACCATGACAAATAATTGTCATGGGGTACGATAAATGACATTTCATCAGTCTCACGAATATTCCAGAGCACTGTTTTGTTCGTGTTGAGGTTGGCATTTGTAGCCGTTGCATTGTAGCTAGGATCCCATGCCATTCGAACAGTTCCTGCGTGGAAGGGAGATTTAATCACTTTAAAAGTGAATTTCAAATCACCACGCCAATAAGAAAAGTATTTGCTTAAAAAGGACATAGGTGTAGGACAAACCACATTGGCCGATGCTCCTGTCAACGTAATGTTCGGACATACATTATATGAAGTGAGAACACTGTTGATTGGATTTACATTCGTCCAATTGAAACGATCCACAATAGGGTTGCATTGCATGTACGCTAGCATCGATGGTAATGTAGGCAGATGAGACCCAACATCTAAATGAGGTGACACCAAACCAACATGTTCCACTTTGCGTTTTGCATGTGCAAAATCATGCTTTGCGTGCACCTCCACGTCTTCACTTTGTGCTGTGTAAATGGTTGCACCACGCAATTCCACATCCGTCATCCACGCAAAAATGCGAAACCCAATTGCGGATGTGTTTACACCATTGCTTGACGCAGCTGGTGCCAATTCCATAACCGCATAAGTGAAAGGTGATTGATTAGAATTCAATGCCTGCCACTCAGATGCTGGTAACAGGGGAGCACTCAACTCAACATCACTATCCATTGCAAGGTCGACCAATGCTGCCTGTTTTTGGCTAAAATACGAAATGTAATTCGCATTAGTCAATAACAAACTGCTGATGTCTTCACCTGGTGAAATACTCACCAGATAAGCACCATAAATGAATGGTGATGCATCAAATTGGAAGCGGATGTGCATTGTACCCCGCATAAATGAGTAATTTGCCAATTTCGCAGCAACGGATTTAACATTCTTCCATTGTGCGAATCCTTCAAAAATTGTGTTGAAAGATGATCCCACAGTGAAAGAGGAAGAAGTCAATTCCACTGGTCGTGACAAAAATTGTGCAATACTTTCATCATATGGAGACATGTGTTTCACATCTTTCCAATCATTTTGTTGTGTGTTTTCTTCAAGCACATCAGTTGTCAAAATTTCGACTGTGACATGCTCACTGGGGCTCGGTTTTTCTTGCGTCCTGAGCTGCGACGTATTATAATCATTTGTCTGAGTGACTTGTATTTGAACTTGCAGGTTGTAAGTCATTAGACTGCAAGGTTTTGTGAAATTGAGATCCAACTTTCTCTTCCGTGAAAACGGATTTCGAGGAACACTCATGTAGGATTTAAGCACTGATCCATTCTCTCGTTTCGGTTCACAAAATGAAACTGAGCAGTAACTATCAGTGGTTATGTCTTTGGTTTTGTCATCTAGACGGGATCGAACATCTAATCCCTGCAGTTCATAGTGCGAGTAAATGTAGGTGGTACTTTCACCCCACGCACTGTCCTGACTTCTGTTTTTATAGTACTTAAGCAACTGCTCGTAGTCTGGAAAATCACCACGGCCTACATATTCATGCAGATTGTTGCGTGTGAAAGTGCGATTACGAACTTCACAAAATTGGTCAAAAGCTTCACGACCATGTTGCCACATCTCGCGATGTGCACTAGCAAAGATTTGGACTGTTTGTTTCTCAAGTGTAATAGTCGTAGACTGAACACACGTAATCAACGATTTTGAAATCGATGATTTAGCCAATGGCCCAGTGAAACGATTAAGTTCTGTGTTGAACACAAAACTACGCTTGAGAAAATCGACATCTTCCAACCGACGGGTGGTGTAAACCTCACCCGTTTTGTTGGCAGGTGTAAAAGTGATGTTGTATGCAGCAAGAGCCTGCTGGTAAGTGGCAAAATTGAATTGCTTCACAATCTTAGCCTGTACACTCACCAAAACATCATCGCCATATGTGACACTGCGTACCCACATGCGGAATTCTTCCAATGGAATCCCAGTGGCATCTTCAAATCCAATGCGGAGGTAAACTCCACCACAAATTGAATTGATGATCACAGTAAGCAAATGCCCACTTGGGTTGTTTCTCAAAAATGATACAAGATCACCATTGAAGTTGACGTAGGCGTAGGCCACATCATAACCGATTCCACGCATGACAAGGAAATCCTCATGATCCATGTGTGTACAATGACGTTTGTGGAAACGGATTATACCGTCAAAGATGCACATGATGACCATAGCCATCATACTCTTGTCATAATTCTTGTAATCACCATCAAAGATGAATTCAGAAAAGTCAATGAGATGGTGTGCGATATCATCCCAATCCTGACTATGTGCATTCGTACCAATGGCACATTCGAAATGTAGACGGTTACGCTGCATCAAGCGCACAAATGAGAGGTAATACTGACGGCCAATGATTCCAAGAGCAAAGGGTTGACCTGTGAAAACACGGATTTTGCCCATTGCAATTTTCTCAAACTCACGAGCTTCATCTTTCAAAGATCCCATGAACACAAAATTGTTTCTCCGCCCTGCTTTGTAATTAGCAAGACAGGTGTCAATCTCACGTTGTAAATCCTGAGTTGGTCTATAACGACGCACTTCGAAATTTGGGTCTTCTTCCAAGAAAAATTTCTTTCCCTTACACCGAGGCATACCTGCTGAGGTAGAGAAGTCCATTTTATCCATGCCATACACGGCATTAATGCCATTAATAGCATCATCTTGGGTGATGACCTGCAAAAGGCCCAATTCACCCCTAGGGAGGCTCTGTGAGGCATCATTAAAGAAACCATCGACAGCACGTTCAACTTTGTCATAAGGCAAAGGGAAATTTGATTCAATCATGGGCAACATCGCAATACGCCACGGTTTGTATCCTGACATGATAGGTGCTCCATGAGTTCGTACAAAACCTTCATTCTCAATGAGGTCCTTAGAAACACATGTATCACCAACACGAGATTTTCCACTGCTACGGTGTCCCTTCAAGGAGCCGAAAACGGTAGCTGTACCTTCTTCGGCGTACATAAATGTACTCTTTGGGTGGAGACCTTGCAATTCAAACTCTCGTTCTTTGCAACTCAAGATTGTTTCCCCATCATCTATGGGCATCTTATCCTTCAGAAAAGAACGCAAGTCCTCAACCAAAACACGAGAGGCAATAGCACTTCCTTGCTTGTTACCAAGTGTGTGGATACCCAAGATTACACGACCTTGGTGAGAGTCACCAATCATTGGCGACCCACAATAACCAACCACTGTTGGAGCTGCAGTTTTAGCTTCAAAACCAACAAAAGATGATCCATTCTCAATGGAAGGATGATCTACCTGTCGATAATTAATGTTTTTGACTGTCATGGTGGAAGGTGTACCATCAGTCTCACGAGAATAGTACATCCCATGAGTATTTGCGCGATATGTTTCTGTGGGGAACAATTCAACCAAATTTTTCTTTTGTGAAATTTGAGGAATGAAAAGTACAGAAACATCACCACGCAGATGCGAAATTTGCGTGTGCGACACATATATGCCGCGCACATTTTCTGAACAACCATCTACTCTAGGTTGTTGACACAAATCCATGGTGAAATCGCCCATTGGCACCGAATGTTTGTTGATCAAATAGTATCGATCGGCAAAACAAAAAGCACGTGTGCGACGAATACCACCTTCGTGATACATGTCAAGCACAACAATATTGCGCAAGATCATTTTGTCAAATTTCTCTTGTGTAAGAGCGCGAAAATTTTGAACTCCCTTAGCCACATCATGTGGTGAGAGAACATAATTGGTTCGTGCCCAAACATTTACGGGTTCATTTTCAGTTACCACAGTTTTTGTGGGTTCAGATTGTGTTGTGAAGATGTCACTAGTGAAAAGGGAAGACATCTTCTTCATTGAAACAATACCGGCCAAAACAATACCCAAAATGAGCATAACTGGTCGATTAGATAAGATTCTAGCAGCATTTTGTCCCAAATCAGAAACGATCTGCTTCTTGCGGAGGTAGTGGCTATACACACTCTCTCCAAAGGCATGGGTGGTGTCAATAACACCCAATGCCGTAGTTGATAGATCTATTCCTTGCTCGATCTGGAGCTTTCGCCTTTGAATTGCAGAAATAGCAAGAGCGGAATAACCCGCACGATGCAACGTCATGAATTGCAATAACAAAGCGAGAGCAAACAACATAAAACCCCGTGCTCCATCATTGGATTGCGCATGATAAACATTTTGGACCATACAATACGTACATGATCCTTCCATAACATCTTCACCAGAGATACAACGGTCACAAGTTTCACACTTACCAACCGAGGCATCCTGAAAAGTTGACCATAGGCAATCTTCATGCTCACATCCAGAACAGGAAGGCATCTCATCAGCTTGTAAGCGCAAATCGCAAACATGTTTATATATACAATCCACACGATTGCACTTAGAACAAGCGACATCATCTTCTGCTGAATGCTCTTCACGAGATTCACAAAATTGGTAAAACTCACCACAGACGCCACAAGCGCGTGCTTCACGCATTTTCTCTACACTTGCAGTCATACTCTTCTGACTACGTAGGTGTTTTGTAATGCGTCCATCATAGTATTTTAGGAATTCTTTCATTCCAATTTTGCGCTCACCAAATGGTTTATATTCAATGGCGAGAGTTTTGAGTGACCCAACTGGAGACGGTAACCACTCAATGATGTCAAAATCCCAGAAATCCGGGACTGCGCCTACGTGGTCTTTTTGCCAATTGATGGCCTTATTGCCATCAAGGGCATCAATTAAGCCTTCCTTGCTCATAGTGCGAAATTCCTCTTTCACAGATGGAATCACAACGAAATTGAATCGTCTTTGAACTGCGGAAGGATGTGAAAAGTAGTGGAAGACATTAAGGTCTTTCACATTTGAATTGGCAATTACTAATTTTGCCAATACAGGCACTTTCCCTTTTTTCTCCAACTCTGCTTGATTGGATGTGTAAGGTGCACAATTAATCAATTGAATGACATCAACTAGTGATAAATCACCATTTGAACACTTGTCTGGAGAAAGACAAGCAACATCATCCATGACAATAAACCATTTTGAAGAGCGGAAACCACTCATATATTGGTCAAATGCACTTCGATCATATCTGCAATCCTGATTATAATCAAGACCGCAAACCTGTGCATATCTCTTCCCCATGAGTTCTGTTAAGGAAGATTTTCCAATACTGGAATTGCCAAAAATCAGGGCTGCGAATGGTGTTTCTCGCGTTTTTGCAACACCTTTTTCAATGTTAATGTCATTTTGCAACAGTTTAAGTTCCGTAACAATGGATTGCATTGATTTCTTTTCAACAGCAGTTTTGGCAAAAGATGCCATATCAGTACCCTGTTGAATACACTTCTCCAAATCTAATAGGAGATTGGCATCGTTAATGGCATATTCACCTACACCACCACGCAATTTAAAGTTCAAACGAACTTTGTCCACCAAATCATACCAATCCAAGTAGGTAGAGCTTGAGTGGAACATGGGTTTCATTGAACCTGTCTCATAACATGTACGAGCACGTGAAAGTACAAATTCCATCACGTCAAGAATGGCGTAAATGAAAGAAGTAACCTTCTTTGTTTGTTTTTGTACGCGAAATTCAGCGTACATAATTTCGGCAAAGTTCTCAGAGAAGCCACACTTCTCAATGAGACTAAATGCCATGCAATATGATGCAAGAGCTCTAATTTTAAGAGCTAAAGGGGATTCGTTTGCGCGATCCCAATTGTCAAGCAGGGATCTCAGTTCCCCTGATTGTGTCACATAACCATCAGCACTTGATTGGTTGGACACAGACAATTCAGTAATCAAATTTCTGAGAAATTTTTCAGCTTTCTTAGCCACACTGCCTTTGTGTGAAGTGACTAGAAAGAGACCGACAAATTTAAGCCGGGTAGCTAGATCTGGAGCAGTAAGGATACAATATAGAAGAAAAACAACTTTCTCCATTAATTGAACCAACCAGTCTGTTTGTTTCTCCATATCAAAATGTGAGGAAAAAATTCCTTTAAATTTGGACATGAATGATGTTGTGTTCACATCCCACGATTGTGGGTTGTAAACACTAGGCGTGCCATCACTGACACGCGATGTCTCCAAAATTAATTTGGAGTACGGCATATGCTCATAGTTCTGCAAGAGAACTGAGCGTAAAAAGCTAGTAATGAGTTTGGAAATCGTTAACATGGTTTCGTTGTATCTGGCTCTTAAAAATGTGTATTTAATTCCCCCATCTGGGTTTGAAGTAATTCGGTACCCACCTATCTCCGGACTTTCACCTGAGAGTTCTAACCTAATGACAATCACTACGCACTTCGCTATCCTAACAAGGGACGAGGGTGCATATTTTCCGCTACGGCGGAAAACTCCTAACATTCCAACAACGTGAGGTTATAAACCTGAGAGGTTAATGCAAATAAGCATAAATTGGAAATATTAATAGGTAAGTCTAGTGAAATAGATCATTTCATTAGGGGTGTATAGACATTGACATACGGTCAATTGGACACACGCTACATCGCGTGTTTATTTTTAAATTTTGTCTTTATTTATTGTTTTGTTTTTGTTTTATTAATACATATAAGAATTGACCCGAAGGTCAGTTCCACCATCACAAACAACGGTAGAAATATTATCTTTTAATCTTGGCACTTCAAAAGTGCTGCAAACATAGAAGTTTTGTTTCTATTGGAAAAGCAGGGAACACCTGTTAAAGTGTTCAATTCCGAAAGGGGCATGTATCGTATGCTAAACGTATCAAAAATATGTTTTTACTACATTGTCCTAAAAGTTCTAACTCCGTAGGGACCTAACAAGACTCGAGTCGCAACAGCGAACAAGTCTACAAGGACGTCTACGAAGTCTCTTAGAGAATCTATTAGTGGGGGGCAAAGCCCC